AAGCCGGTAAGGTTTATGACGTTGATAAATCGGCCGCTGAAAAGTGGATTGCTGGCGGAAAGGCTGAAGCATCAAAGGAAAAGGGTGAGGTGCTGCAATTTGAAGTCGCAACGCCATCTGCGCCTGTCGCTGCTGATAATTCTGCGCTGCAGTCAAAACTGAATGATGCACTGTTGCAGGTTAAGCACCTGCAAGGTCAAGCTGAAACCAAAGATAAAGAGCACTCTGATGCACTGGCAGCGGCAAACAAACGCGCCGACGATGCAGAAGCGGCGCTGGCAGCGGCAACCAAAAAGGATAAGTAACCATGGCAGCCCAAATCATGCTGGAAGACGTAAAACCGCTGATGGCTGAGCTGGGCTTCACGGTTCCTGATGCTGTGCTGCAGTTGCTGATTGACCAAGTTAGTGCTGCTTCTGTCTGTATGGACGGGGCGGGCTACTCCGAAAGCCTGCAAAAGCTGTTGCTCATCTATGCAGCCGCGCGATTAGCGGCCCTGTCCGGTGCCCGTAAAATCTCATCTCAGTCCGCTCCGTCTGGCGCATCCCGGTCGTTCACCTACGACAGCGCTGGAACAGATCATCTGTATAAGCAGATTCTGGCGTGGGATAGCAATGGCTGCCTGGGTGAATTACCTATCGCAGGTAATTCAGTTGGCTTCTTTGAAGTTATCGGGGGTTGCTGATGGATTGGGTATCTGCGAAAGGCAGGCAGCCTAAACCCTTCACTCGCGTCTGGATAAAGACATCAAACGGTCGGCAGACAACCGGCTACGTAAACAGCAGCGGCGATTGGGTGATTAACTGCCCGCTCGTTGCTGCTGAGAATCCCGCTGTAATCGCGTGGAGGGGTTAACTATGTCTGAGGTGGCTCGATGGGCATATACCGGCAAGGCGACGTTCTGGAAGCGTCTGGATGGTCAGAATGAATATGGCGACCCGCTTGGTTTCGCTGAACCTGTAGTCATCGACTGCGGATATGAAGGTGGCCTGAGTAAGCGTCTTGGCAACATTGGCGCTGAGCGTGTTGTGAAAAACACCTTCTGGACCGAATTTGCGGATGCCGATACCGGCGATTACATCTTAATTGGCGTTAGCAGCGAGGCTGACCCGCTTGTAGCCGGTGCTGATGAGGTGGTGCAGTCAGTCCGCTGGGAAGACACTTTCGACCGCCTTGTAGATGACTGGGCGATAATTACAGGCGGTTAATATGGGCGTGAAAGTGAAAGGCGTTAAACAGGTTAGCCGCAAAGTTAATCGCGCTATCGATAACATTCAGGACAGGCGAATTGTTCGAGCCCTGACCAGCGCTATGATAATCGGCTCTTCACAGGCGGCAATTTATACCCCTATTGATACCTCATATCTGCTTAACAGCCAGTTTCGTGAGGTTGTTGTTAATGGAGCGCGCATAACCGGCAGAGTTGGCTATACAGCCCGCTACGCCGCATACGTGCATGACCCATCAATACCGCAACGTTTCCGCCGCGCCACAGCCAAGAAAGAGTTTTTGACGAAAGGCTTTGAAGAAACTCAAGACCTGATAAACCGAACCATTGCGAAGGAAATGAGCCTGTGACGCCTCCAATGCATACGCGCGTGCGTAATTACTTCGTCGATGCCGGGCTGTCTGCCGGATTCACTACCCAGCTATTGATGTGGAATGACAGCGGAAACCTTTCAGAGTCATTCATCGTTTTCCGCCCCAACGGTGGCTCAGCTATCCGTAATGACCTCGGCTCCGAGTATTACGTGATGGTCGATGTGATTGGCGCTAAGGGCAGCAATGGCGCAACTGATGCCGCTGTGCAGGCCATTATCGATTACGTCCAGCAAAATCCGATGACTGACAATTGCGTCGGTCACATTGAGAATGTTGGCGGCATCCCTGCGCCAGTCCTTACAGCTGAAGGGCGGCTGGTTTACCGGCTGCTATTCGCATGTTTGTACGGCGAGTAAATTAAATCAAATCAAAACAAGGCTGCCAAAAGGCGGCCTTTTTTATTGCCCAAAAAAGAGGAATCAACCATGGCAGCAAATTGCCCAACGGACAACACAAAGCTTTTCGGCAGGGCCATTGTGCTCGAAGTGGCTGATGGTTGTGCCGATGCAGTACCGCAAGAATCTGAATGGAAGGCGCTGGCCGCTGGCACCAGTAAGGGATTCGACTTTTCGCCTAACAGTGTGACATCTGATGCTGATGACACCAAAGGCTACGTCGAGAGTATCGTAACGAATGCTGACTTTACCATCTCGTTTGAGGGTGAAGTTCGCCGTAATGACAAGCTTGACCAGTATGGCGTGTTCCGCCTGATTAAATACTTCAACACCGAAATTCAGGCCGCCCGCCAGCCAACGCTGTGGGTTCGCATGGAGTTCGGCGCGGTGGTGTTTCAGGGTTACATGCTTATCAACGCATTAAGCTCTGATGGTGGCAGCAATGACATCATCACGTTCTCCACCGAGTTTAAGGTGGCGGATGCCAGCACAATTCAGGTTACTGACACTGATGAGCCGGTGCCAGCAACAGGCGTTACGGTAACACCTGCAACTACGTCTCTGGCTGTAGATGCCACTCGGCAGCTGACCGGCACGGTTAACCCTGCTGATGCTAGCGATAAATCTGGCACATGGAAAACGTCAGACGCCTCGAAAGCAACCGTGAGCTCTACTGGCCTGGTGACTGGTGTTGCCACAGGCACGGCGACGATTACGTTTACATCAAACGATGGAAACTTTACCGGAAACTGCGCTGTAACGGTTACTGCTTCGTAGCCATTCCAAATGGCAGTTACGGCTGCCATTGATAATGATTATGGAGTGCATATGACACCACTAAAGGAAATTGGCGAATGCCTGATTACATTGGGCGATGAGGATTACTTCTTTCGCCCATCATTCGCGAACATGACGCGCATCGGTGACCCACAAGAGATTGTGCGAACGTTTTACGAACTTCACAATGACAGTCTGACTCCATTGCTGAATCGCGCCATAGATGCTTATGGGATTATCCCCGACTGGCTAATGAAGCACGTAGCGAGACCTCACTTTGCGAAAGGCACGCTAATGGCAGCCATGACTGTGCTTCAGGCGTGCTGTGACCGTGATGTTTCGCCGCTCACCGGTGAGATTGTGCCGGGCAAGTCTGGCCGCTGGGGTATGGTTTATCGCAAAGGCGCTATGCCACTGCCTGACATGGTGCTTATTGCGCAGTCGCTGATAACGCATGGCATCATAGGCAAGGCGAAGGTGCGACAGCTGCAACGCCATGAAACCGGCAAGGCAACGACCGAATTCCACGCTTTCGAGTATATCAATGCGGCCCGCAATCACTTCAGTATGAGTAGACAAGAAGCAGAGAGCCTGACAATGACCGATTTTCAGCAGCTACTTTCAGCTAAGTATCCTGACCAGAAGGGCTTCACGCGAGAAGAGTACGATCAGGTTGTAGATGATTACCTTGCCAAGAAGGCGCGGCGGTTAACTCATAAATGATGGACTTAGACTCGGGAAGGGATGGGCATCTCTGCCCATCATATGACATCTTACGCGTGCCCAATAACCGCTGAGAGCTCTTTCCAATTCATACAGAAAGTAATCATTGAAATCACTAAATATGAGACAGCCAACAATAGCGTGTAGTAATCCAAAGCTAAGCCATAAGCTACAGGTGCAAACATTGAAATCATAGCTGAAACGCATGCTGCTATGAGGGTCATTCCGGTAGCAAATAAACCCTCTATGATGCCTTTCAAAACCCCATTAGCTTGCAGCGCTCCTATGAGCCCCTTCGAGTTATCGAAGCTGCTAAGAATGGTAACTGAAGCCAAAACAAAACCAAAAAGCACTCCCGATATTGTAGAGAGAGCACCTGCTGCTGAGATAACTGCGTTATGATCTAATTTATAAAGAAATTTTGAACCGATAAATGCTATCAGTACCGCTGCACCAGTCTTGTATGCGAAAGATTTCAGCGCGCTCATTTTTTTCTCATTATGATGCTTCTATTAAGTAATACTGTGTCAGATACCGAGCATTTTCGGCCTTAGCCTGTATCATAGCATTTTTAACGTCAGTATCGGTCGGATAACCATCTTTTTGGATAGTTACCATCTTCCTTGTAGTAAGAACCTCATCGACCAAATTTTTCTTCTTGCGGTCGCCTTGTGCAACTACATCAGCTTTTTCAATAGTTAAGCGACCATCTCCACCCGGGAATTTTTCAAGTAGCTCTTTAAGACTTGCCTTGACATCATCCTCAAGCCAACCTTTAGCCTTCTTCTTAAGCGGTGAATGACCTCGAAGAGACACTGTTAAATGACTCGAGCTGGTCCCATTGATCATATTGATCATTTGGCGAGCAAACATGCCATCAAGTTCATAATTAGAGGCGTTGAAGTTTCTTGGAATAGCTACTGAAATTTCGCAACTTCTTAAATTGGAGCCTGTTTCTAGCAATTCTTTGATACTTTCTTCTTTCCAGATAGCTTCGAATGAGATAGGCGAAGCATTATTATTTGAGTTAAACAAAAGAAATGCTAAATCACTATGCTTTGGCCCCAAATGGTTTAAGGACAATATCAAAATGTCAATTTCAGGGTAGTATATGAAAAAGGTTCTTTCTGAAAGAGCTTTAGCACCGGTCAGGGGGATCTTTTCCTCAACCCAAGTGCTATCAGTGATGTATGCTAATGTTGCACTCTTTCTTCTTCGCGACATGAAGCCAAAATATGAGCCATCATCTAATGATCTATCAATGAATTGTATCTTTAGCTCTCGCTCACCGAAATCCGCAGAATGAGTCATTGTCATGCTCTCTGAGCATCGATTGAACAATGCTTCAAAAGACTTGGCAGTTATCCCTCGATTGTTAGAACGAATGTTTTCAGAGCTGGTGTAAAACCCGGCCCTAACAGATTTCATGCTCTGATCTTTTGCTACTGCCACTAGTAAAGCTCCACATAGTATTTATAGGCATTCCATAGACATACTTACAAAGCCTCAATGCCTACTTGGAAGTAAGGAGCTTTTGACTCGTCAGCTATGGAATAACGAAAATGTAAATTTAATCAGATTCATCCTAACCTGACTTTGCTTGCTCGCCCATCCTGATAGATGATCAGTGCTTATGTTTCTTGCTTACCAGCGCGCTGTCGCGTACAAGATTCTCCTTATCATAATGGTGTGAGGTTCCTGTGCCTAAAATATCGTTGGTAGTTGGAATGTTGATGATTAGCGTGTCACCGGCTTCGGCACAAAAGACTGATTTCAGTGAACTCCCGCTTATAGAGATTTCCCGCTATCCAAACATTATCTGTAACCCTCAAGGTGCGGCTACACTGCGCCTGAATGATGGGCGCGTTATCGAATTTTCTAAACGAGATCAGCCAGTAAAATGTCTAAACAATGCTCTTGTATCCAAGGGTAAGGCGTCTAACTGGATAGACTGGGTAGCACTCGGACAGAATGCACTACAGGACGCAGGGCTCTCTGGCAAGGTCGGCACCAAGTAGTTCTATTGCTTCCCTTTGCATCAGTTTACCTTCCAACCAAATAGACGATTAGTGCTTATGGCTCAGGTGCCGGGGTTTGCGAGCTTGTCATGGAGCCAAGCGCTAATGTCTGGTTGGGTGAAGTAGATCCAAAGTCCAATCGCGATGACTCCTACTGCCAACATTGATTTTATGCTCATGGGTCATTCCTTATCAGATTAATACGACCATACTGTCATAGCTGGATTCACACGTAAAAGAAGAAACGGGACGTTTTGTCCGCATTTCTCCCTTCCTATTCCATCAGTTTCCCTTTAGGATTTACCCCATAAAACCTCATGGGGATAGGGATATGACCGAAGAAGAATGGCTTGATGGCCTGCGCCACCTTAGTCACGATCAGATACTGCAATCTCACTTTAGCCTGCAAGAACAGATAAAAAAACACTATAAACTCCGCGCTGACCCTAAGCATCTTAAGAAAGCTATAGCTTTATGTGAGCAGCATATCGCTTTAGCGCCTCTTGCTATGCTCGCTCTGGAAAATGCGCACGATAACCGAGTCGATGAATATGAAAAGTTAACTGGGAAACGCCACCCTGCACCTAAATTTCACATTCCATCTCATCACGGCTATAGGCAGTATGCGATCATACTGAGGCGGCAAAAAGATTTTGATAAATTAGAGCAAATCGAAAACAAAAAGAAATTAGAGGGTTGGGCTGACTAGTGGGTGGGGATAAATGAAAAGGCTGATTATTGGTTTGTTGACAACAATGTTTCTATCGGGCTGCGTAACGAAATCAATTAACAAGAATGAAAAAGTAGGTGATTTAGTATTCATCTATAACCAGCCCCATTCAGAGATTGCTAAGCAAGAGGCCGATGCAATGTGCGGCGGTAAATCATATCGTATTGGCATTATCGGTCACGGTTATAGCGGTAAGCCAGGCGCAATGAGAATGCCGTTCGCATGCACTCAGAAAACAGCTCTTGAATATGGCAGCCTTGATGCTAAACAGGAGGCAACGAAGGTTGAAGCAAAAAAAGATGCTCAAAGAATCGCTAATGTCCCTTGGGGCGGGAAGGAAGCAGACAAGTTTTTCATGAAAGAAACTCATCTTTTTATGCTTTTACAGTGCGGATGGGCGGGCAGCGTAGGATTCTCGACAGGCAATAAACCACAGGTAATGCTTGGGGATTCATACTACCACGCTGACAAATCATCTTTTAAGGATGGAGAATATTCGATCACTTTCAATGGCGGCTCAATGTCAGTGACTTACAATCCTCAGAAAGTCAGCGGATATATTTCAGACCGTCATAGTTTTACTCCATGCGCGGCCGTGCGACTTGGTGAAGATTAAGGTTACAACGCCGTTAATTTCAATAACCCGCCGTGAGCGGGTTTTTTTACGCCCGGAGAAAAGTAAATGGCAGGCACTCTGAACGCCGGTAGCATCGTTTATGAAGTAGATATGGACACCGCCAGGCTGCTGGCGGCCCGTCGCGAAGTTGACGCGGCGCTGAATGGCATGGGTGCAAACATGGGGCGCCTTGACGCCAGTGTTACGCGCACTGAGCGATCGCTTTCATCAATGCAAGGTACTTTATCCAGTCTTACTGGCGTAGCCAAAGGTCTGATAGCGGCACTATCGGTTCAGCAGGTTGCAGAGTGGGGAAACGAGTGGGTTACGGTAAACAATAAATTAGCCAACTCCGTCCGGGCAACCGAGCAGCTTTCTGACGTGACGCAGCGTGTTTTCGATATCTCACAGAACACGATGAGCAGCCTTCAGGCCACAGCTACCCTGTATGGCAGGCTGGAGCGAGCTACTCGCAGCGCGGGAACCAGCACACAAGACCTGATCACACTGACATCAACTATCAACAAAGGGCTGGCAGTTTCTGGTGCCACTACCGAAGAAGCCAGTTCGACGATGACGCAGCTGTCTCAGGCGCTGGCATCCGGCGTTCTGCGCGGTGAAGAATTCAACTCTATCTCTGAAAACGGTAGCCGCCTTGCTGTTGCTCTCGCTGATTCGCTTGGCGTGACGATCGGGCAGCTTCGCGCAATGGCAGCCGAAGGTAAGCTGACCACGGAAGTTGTGGTAAACGGACTTCTGAAGCAAAGCAATGCCATTGCAAAAGAATTTGCCAATACAGCTATGACAATGGGTCAGGCGATCACGATTGCCACCAACAACATCACGAAGTTTGTTGGTGAAAGCTCCAGCGTCAGCACCTCAATTAAGGTGTTTAATGATGGCGTTATTGGCCTGAGCCAGAACCTTGAGGTTGTGGCCAATGTCATAGGTGCTGCAGCTGTTATTTTTGGAGGAAGATTTGCGGGCGCCTTAGCCTTGGCAACCAAATCACGCATAGACGATGCACTGGCAGCACGGGCCCAAACTGCGGCCATTGCTGAATCCGCTGCAGCTACAGCTAATTCGGCTCGAGTAACTACGCTGAAAGCCGGTCTCGATAAGGAGCAGGCGCTTTCAAATCTGGCATTGGCTCAGACTGAGTACAATGTCGCCAAGGGAACCGCAGCAGAGACCTTTGCACTGGAAAACCTGATTGCTGTTAAGTCCGTGGCAATTCAGCGCTCCGCCGCGTTTTCAGAAGCTCAACTTGTTGAAGCAGCAGCAACGCGCACGGCTACAGCCGCCGCCGCGGCAGCAACAACTACTGTTGGCAGCCTTGCACGTGGCGCACTGGCGCTGATAGGTGGCCCCGCAGGCGTTGCAGTCATTGCTGCTGCCGGAATTTTCTACTTCTACCAGAAGATGCAGCAAGCCCGGCAGGAAAGCATTTCCTTTGCAGACAAGTTAGATGATGTCATCGCAAAGATGAAGAACATGAGCCAGGTTCAGCTTGCCGCTGAAATTGACAATGCCAGTCGTTCAATTAAGGCCCAGGCCGATGCACTAAAGGATAATCAGGCGACTATTGAGGCCAATGAGCTACAGCAGGATCGACTGCGGCGCACATTGAGCTACCTCAGTGAAGGCAGCCTGCTTTACAAGGCTACTCTTTCGGAATTGGCAGATGCTCAGAGCGAGCATACCCAGTTGCTAGCAGAGAACGAACGTGCTCAGAACAAACTAAGCCAGACAGTGAGCAAAACCGGGATTCTGCGCGCTCAGATGAACGGAACATTTGAGCAAGGAATTGATTTGCTTAAGCGTGATGGTCACGAGGCGGGTGTAGCTGCATCCCTCATGAGCCAACTAGGAAACGCGATTGATTTTGCTGGCCGAGCGAAAGATAAATTTAACTCATCAAGCCTTCAGGTGCAGCGACCTGCCAAAGTTCAGGACTATCTGGACAAGCTTCTCGACCAGGTTGAAGTTGAGGGTGAGATTGACGAAAGGAAGCGTGCTCAGCTCAAAGTTGAGAAAGAAATAAGGGCTCTTGGTGGTGATGATGCCGCGGTTAATCTGGCTCGTCAGCGTGCAGCAGCGGAGTATGACGCTCAAAAGGCACAACAAGCCCTCAAGAAAGAGGCCAGCGCAGCAGCCAGCGAGCAGAAGAAAGCAGCTAACCAGGCCGAGAGCATTGCTCAAAAGCTGGAAAGGCTAAAGCAGCAATCCGAGATGGTTGCGGATTCCACCAGAGAAATGAGCAGGGAACAGGCAATCCTTACCGCCCAGCAATCATTGGGTAAAGGAGCTACTAGCGCTCAGATAGCGCAGGCTGGAGAATACGCGGCGAAACGATGGGATACTGCTAACGCTATCAAAGCTCAGGCAGCTGCTGAAAAACTTCTTCCCGAGGCAAAAGAGAATGCCAGCTACAAACAGGATGTTCAGGATCTAGATACTGCACTGGCGGCAAAAAAAATCAGCCAGGAGCAATACAATGCAACATCCGAACAGCTTGAAGCCACCCACCAGACCAATCTTGCCAAAATCCGCGCAAATCAGGCTGTAACACCTCAGCAGGAAGCGGCAGGTACTGTTGATCCGGTGCAGCAACTTGCAAATGAAAATGCCCGGAAATTAGCGCTTATTCAGCAATTTGAGCAGCAGCGCATCATTACCGAACAGCAGTCATTAGCCTTGCGTAACGCAGCTAATACTGAATATGAACAGCAGCGTGTTGCAGCTCAGTGGGAGATTTGGCGCAACCAGAGCGCGGGCAATGAGGCACTGGCAGCATCATTTGATGCGCTGGCCGGTAACGCGTCTAACGCCCTCACCGGCATCATTACAGGAAGTATGTCGGCTGAAGATGCTATGCGCTCAATCGGAAATACTGTTCTGAACAGCCTGATAAACACGTTTGTTCAAATGGGCGTCGAATGGGCTAAGTCCGCCATTCTTGGTGCCACAACTCAGCAAACAGCAATCGCAGCCACTACCGCCGTTCAGACAGCAGCGGTTGGCACGCAGACCGCTGTTAGCGTGGCAGCAGCAGGCACCACAGCGGCGGCCTGGACACCGGCAGCAATCTTGTCATCCATCGCATCAATGGGAACGGCGGCCGCTATTGGGCTTGGCGCTGTGGCGGGCGTAATTGGCATGAACCTGCTGGGGAAAAGGAAGAACGGCGGGCCAGTTAGTGCCGGTGGGCTGTATCAGGTTGGCGAGAGCGGGTTGCCGGAAATCTACCAGGCCAGCAACGGGCGGCAGTATATGATTCCCGGCGATAACGGTTCGGTAATCAGCAATAAGGATATGCTAAGTGGTGGCGGTATCAATGTTCAGCTCAATGTGCAGAACTACTCCGGCGCTACGGTTGACGCGCAGGCATCATCTGACGGGAATGGGGGAGTGACGATAGACATGATTGTCGCTGACCTGAATAACGGCGGTCCGGTAAGCCAGGGAATTGTTGGTAATTTTAACGTGAAACGTAAGGCGAGAGGTCAGGGCTGATGGCAATAATTGATTATCCGGACTGGCTCCCGCTTTCACAGAAAGCCAGCAAGAACATGACGCCGGACACCGGATTCCAGAGTGACAGTCCGGCAGTCGGGCCAGTGATATTCCAGCCACTTACCGATGACCTGAAAGTGACATGGAACGTCCGCTGGATATTCACACTGCCGCAGGCGCGAGCTTTCCAGCAGTGGCTATTCAGCCCGAACTATCTGAATAAAGGCGTTAACTGGTTTCGCATGGCTATCGACCTTGGCGGTAGCGGTGTACAGGTGCAAGAGCTGCACTTTACCCAGATGCCGGTGCAAACCAGCATCGATGGCGGCGTGGTGACATGGGAAGGCACGGTAGTAGCTAACCATCTCACCAACAGTGATGACGATTATGACGACATTATCGTTGAGCTTCCGCCGCAATGGTGGTCATGGCTGGATATTGTGGTGACCAAGACGCTGTCCGAGGTGAAGTGATGCCAACATATCGCGAATATCGACAGCAGCGCCCCATGCGTCAACTGTACGACACCCTGACCTTCTATCATCCGGCATTCGGTTATGTCCGCCTCGTTGACAAGCAGTTCTTCGCAAAAACACTCGGCGGAATCGCTTATCAGCCTGGTCGCTTTGAAATCGATGAGAGCCAGCAGAGCGGCACGCCGGTTATCGATGCGACGGTGAAGCTTGGGCGTGTTTCTTCTGACGTAAAAGCGAAACTGAAAGCGTGGAGGGGCTTCAGTCGCATCGAACCAATCATCGCTACGCGCAGGATATTCGACGCGGTAGATACATCAACCCCCGTGAAATCGTGGACATTGTATGTGAAGTCCGTCGATATGAATGCAGCAGACGTTTCTGTTGTGCTGTCAGTCACCAATCCCCTTAACGCAAACATAGGCCATCTTTATGACCCTCGCGAATACACCGGGCTCGCTAATCTCTGAAGAAGTATTTATCAGGAGCATGATTGGCGTGCCGTGGGCGAACCGCGCCTGCACATTCGAGTCGGTAGATTGCTGGGGCTTGTGCGTATTGTATTACCGCCACGTCTTGGGAATTGAGTTGCATCAGACGCCGGACTACGAAGCTGGTGAGAACTTCTTCACCTGCTATGAGAGTGATGTGGTCTTCTGGCGGCGTAGCGATGTACCGGTTAACGGCGGAATATTCGTTGCGTATACCGGTTCTGCTCCGGCGCATGTTGGCCTGATTGTGAATCACCGTGCATTACATTCGCGCGGCGAGGGCGGCGGCGTTCGCATTGACTCGCTTCTGGTTTTGCAAAGGGCATTTACCCGGCTGGAGTATTTTTTGTATGGCAAGAATTGATATCCAGCGCTTTCCGGGCGCGCTGAAGGAATACCACGAGGTGCCAGACGGCACCTTTTTTTATACCTGGCTGCTGGCGCAGAATCTGCACCGTGACATCGTTATTCGTATCAATGGCGTGGACATGGAGGACGATGCAGAGCTGGATTTTCAGCTTGAAGCAGACCATCACATTGTCATCTTTGACCAGCCGAAAGGCGTTATCGGCGATATTATCAGCCCCATATTCAAAGTTGTGGGTCAGGTATTCGCATTTCTGGCACCGAAAACCAGTGTTCCCAATACTGGTTCCAACAGTGTTGATTCACCAAATAATAAACTGACCGGTCAGACAAATACCGCACGCCTGTATCAGGCAAAGCCGGATATCTATGGCGAGGTGCGTTCGTACCCTGACCTGATTCAGGAATCGATTTTTGAATACATCGATAACCTGAAATACGTCACGGAATTCATGTGCATTGGCATCGGAAAATACACGACAAACTCAGTACGCTACTCAGAATCCAGCCTTGGCTCTATGGCCGGTGCCGATTACCAGATTTACCAGCCTGGCGAAACTATCCCTGTTATTTATGAGGGGTACGGGTTCGATGATGTGGACGGTCAGGAAGTGCCGGGACAGAACGAATCAGACAGCTACCCAATTGAAACCGCGACGGCAACAAAGGTTATCAGTGGTAGTTATTCTGGCGGGCAGATCTCAGTAAAAATTCTCAGGCAATCTGAGTTCGATTATTTCTTCAACCTTGCCAAGCCGCATGCCGTAACGTTTACAGTAAATGTTACGTATTCCACCGCGTCGGGTAGCGTAACGCGTGATGCCACGTTTTCCGGGACTCTGATCTCGGCAACGCAGACAGATAACGGCGCGACAATCAATCCGGAGTATTACTACACGTTTGTTATTGGCAGCCTGCTGGGTGATGGTGAGGTTCCGGCTAACGCAACCATCAATACCTCTAAATTCATCCTCAACGATAACGAGGCGCTGGTCATTGGTCCGGTATTCTCGCCGGTGGAATCGACTGAATTGTGGGTGCATACCCAGTCTCAGCTTGGCGGCAACAAAGAAACAAACTGGAAGGTAACCATCTGGAAAGTTAATGACGACAACTCGCAGGTTCCCGGCACCACGCAGACATTTACCTACCGGCAGACCACACCGCATGACTCCACGAGCGAGGTTTTCTACCGCACGGACAAACTGACCCCAACAGGTGGCTTTGGACGCTATGCAATCAGCTTTCAGCGTACGGATAACTCCAGTGATGCCAGCGTTCTGAAGGTTGAAGAAATCCACGCCGTGAACCCGCGGCGTAATGTGGTGCATAAAGACGATACGCTGGTCAGGGTGAAGGTGAGGGCCACTGAGAACGCGCTGGGAAGCCGTGAGCGGAAATATAACCTGTTGGCAACGCGCAACACCATCAGTTATAACCTGGCAACGCAGAAGGTTGATTATGCGCTGCGGCCGTCACGCTCTTTCGCAGATGCCGTAGCGCATACATGGCTGATTATGGGCGAGCAAGACGAAAGCACTATCGACCTGTATCAGCTCTACAGCATCTCCGCATCGCTGCCTGATGAGCGCCTTGGTTACTTCGATTACACGTTTGATAACGAGGATGATTCGCTGGGTGAGCGCGTGCAGTCTATCTGCAATGCGGCATCGGTAACGTCCTACTGGGACAGTGGCGTCCTGACGTTTACTCGCGACCAGAAAGTAGCTTATCCGGACGCTGTTTTTAACCGGTCAAATATGCTGACCGACGAGTACAAAATCAGCTACGAAGCCACATTACCCGGTGGCTATGACGGCGTTCAGGTGAGTTACGTTGACCCCATCACAAAC